TGCATCCGACAGTTTTCCCAGCTCTGGTGGCGCCAGAGGAGCGAGCCCCCGGATAAAGGTATTGCCGATACTGACTTTGCTGCGGTCAAGCTGAACATTGAAATCCTGCCATTGCTTCAGCTGTTGATCGGTAATCTGTAGTCTCTGAGTATCCTTCTGGGCCTGTTTTGTCATCGCATCGATTTCTGCATCGCTCATGTTTTTAAAGCGATTCAGATCGTCGAGAGTGAAGTAGTTGGTTAGACCGTAGGCCTCGGCCCCTTGCTGAGTACTACCATTGCGCACAAAGATATCGCGGGCAGACTTAATCATCTGGGGCAATAACGTTGCCGGATCCTGATTGGGATTAACACCCATCGCGTTAAACTGCCAGCGCTTGCTGAGGTCCAGTTGTGAATCCCGGATAGCGCCGAGTGTACCGACAGGGTTACCCAGTACCTTCTGATAATTGATGGCGGCAGAATTAAGACCGCCAGCGGTCGTGCCCAGCCCCATAGCCGTAAACCGCTGTGCAGAGGCAGTACCCGCAAGACGATTCATCCCCCACAACCCACCAGCGCCAGCCAGCCCAGTAAAGAGCCCCAGCACTGTCCCCCAGGATAACAGGCTGGTGGTGGCATCCTTGATGTGACCCGCGAGGGATTTGGCATCCTTGCTGGCTTTGTTCAGAAAGTTACGAACGCCGCTGGTTTTTTTGTTGAGCGCAGTCTGGGATTTGTTGGCCTTTTCCAGATTGCCGTTCAGCCTGTCCAGCCCATCATTGACGGATGCAATTGCGGCCACACCGTCAGTGAAGGCCTGCGTTATCGCCTCGGTACTACCGCGAACACGTTCCGTTTCCTTTGCTGTTTCGCTCAGGCCATGAACGGCACCGCGCCACTGCTCGGGTAACTCCTCAAGTGCTTTTTGATATTCGTTGAATTTTTCCAGAAATGACTGAAATTTTTCATCCTGAACATCAATTTCAACAACGGATTTAGCCACCATTGAAATAGCCCTTTTTCCTTATCTCTTCGAGAATGAATCGCTGCCGGAAGTGGAGCGGGCTTTTGTAGTCGCCACAGTCCAGCTCCCGGCAGAGTTCGGCGAACCCTTCACAGGACGCCCAGGTCAGGAGGGAATATGTGATTGTTCCTGCGGGGCTATCGGGGTCGGGATAGCAGTAGCCGTTTTCGACTTCGGCAAAGAATCGCGATACTCCGTAATGCTCAATGAGACGAGTTGCCCACTGTACATTTCGAGCGCGTGCCCCATCGTGCCCGCCACAAGGTTCGCTTTCTGAATAGCAGAGCTCACCATAAAAAAAACGATTTCACCCTCGATCTCCCGGTATTCGTCCGGAGTAATGAGGTCGTTTTTAAATGCAGCGTCCAGCGGGGAAGTTTTCCACACCCCATTATCATTCCAGATAACCGTAGTCAGGCGCTGAATATCATCAATGATCGTCGGCGCACCCGGAGCAATGTCCCCATTCTCCTGTCGCGACTTGATGATATTTCGTAGCATCATTGCAGCCACACGCGGCGCGCCAACGGTACCAACAAGGGTAAAAAAGTTATTGAACAGATTGCCCAACAACACGCAGTTTTGCTCAACCACTTCATAAGGAAATGGCACTACGTGCAGGTAAACCATTGAGCCATCATCGCGAGTGATCGTGCTGACGAAGTTAAGTTTTTTATCAATTTTCACGGTAATTAATCCCACATTTTATCGTTGGTGATCAGGTACCCGGACAGCGTAACTACGTAACCCGCATCCATACCGTTGAGCTGTAGCTCGTTAAAATTGACCAGATAGCAGTTCAGCACGGTGTAGTTGCCGAACGTGGTCGCGTCCGGCGTCACCACTACTTCGCCCAGCGCGGTATCGGTAGCAAACTGCTTTTGATAGCTGGCTCCCAGCCCCTGTGTTTTCAGCAGATGAATCGTCAGCGTGACCTGCTGATACGGAGCCTGGCTGCCAACGGTCCCGGTGAGCGTGGGTAAAATATCCGTTGCGGCCGTGTCTGGCCGCATGCTAATCCCCTCTTTTCCGAGATAGGACGCGCTGACATTCAGTGCCGGGTTATCGGTGACGGTCACCGCCCCACGAACCCGGTTAAGAAATCCCTGTGGTACTAATGGATTTGGCATTTATTACGCCCCCACAAAATTGGTTACGTTGAGATTAAACGTGATGGACTCAAAGCCGCGTTTCGGCGTAATGACGGCGCTCAGGCCGTTATATTTACCATCGGCGTAATCGGACTGGTTTAGGCTGGTGTAGCTGGCGAATGGCACCGCGTTAATGACGGCGCTGCCCGCATAGGTGCCCTTCTCATACGCTTCATTGAAAGCGTCCTGAGTCAGGCGGGTGTCGATAACCTGCCCGAGGATCAGCCCATAGCTGATGCCAGAACGTAACGTTTTCAGCGCACGGTTCTGCAGGCGGTCGATACCTCGCTGCTCGTAGTAGAGCGGGTTTGTCGTCGTGTTCGAGCCGTTGATCACCTCATTTGCCAGGTCCAGCTCAAGGTTAATGGCGCACCAGGCGACGGAGTACCAGTAGTTGAACGGCATACCATCGAGCATGTGGCCCGCCACCAGCATTTTATTGCTCAGGCCACCTTCTGCCGCCGTGCCGATATAGTTGATGTTGTTGTCCTGCAGTGTTTTCAGCAAAGTACCGTTGCCCGCTGGCGGGTACTCGGTCACGCCGTACATGAACCGGTACGCCATCGGCGGCACCATGTTGGACGAACCCGGATCGTTAGCCAGGGACGACTGAAACGGAGCAGCCATCGAAAACTCTGTGGCACCAATCGCCGGAGCCTCAACCCCTGCGAACACGTTCGGATATTTTCCCGATACCCATGCTTCGTAGGTTGCGATCGTGGTAGTAACGAAAAATTTCACCAGCGAGCCCGGCGACGTGTAATTGTTTGCCAGCGTCTTAAACGTGGTTTCTGTATCCCACTCCCGCGGCACCAGATAAGAGAAAAACTTCTGGTAGGTGTTGCCCAGGGAAATATCTTCATCAATGAAGTTGCCCAGCGCCGCAACGGCAGCAGGAACACTCAATTCCCCCAGCTCCAGAACATATACCGCCCGGCTGGTGCCCTGCGCCCAGTACGTGGTATTCATCTGCTGGATTTCACCCGCAGCGACGGCGGTGACGGTCCCCATCGTGGTAGCAGAGCCCGGATCAGTGTTCAGCGTGTAGGTCAGGGTTTTATCGCCGGTCACCGTAGCTGTATATGCTCCGTTGTAGCCTTTCGGTGCAACGCCATCAATAAAAACGGGAACCTTATCGCCGTCGCTCCAGCCGGGCGACTCAACCAGCGTGACAGTGACGGTATTGGTTGCCCATGCAATGGCTGAAATTGCTTTAGCCGGAGAGACAAGCGATTTCAGATCGTCTTTTGAAGTCAGCAGCTGAAAACTGCCGGGTGTTAACGTCGTGCCGCCGGTAGAGACTAGGGCGCCGGATTTTAACAGGTTCGACGGCTTTGGCGGATTCGTCACCGACACATTAATATTAACAATTGCCATTACATTATTTCTCCACGTAAATGGACGGAATTGCAGACGTGATCAGCTGACGGGCGACATTCCTCATCCGCTGCTGATAATAATTAACTTTGAATTTGATGATTTTTCGCATCGCCATAACGTTGAGCTCGTTCTGCGTCACGCGGTCATCTTTAATAACGGGGATATTCATCACCCCCATTTCAGCCGTATCATTCAGCGTGTAGTCCTGCACATAGCGAAGAAAATCCTCAGCTGCGGCATTCCGTAGCCCGGTGACGTATACCGTCACATCCTCCGTCACCAGCTGATACTGGTTCTGATTTTCGTCAAGGTAAAACGCACCGGCTACAGGCTCAGGATCCCCACATTTCACGGTGGCATAAGGTGGGGAAAGGTTCTGCAAAGAAAGTTTTGCCGGATACATCGGCATGAATTGGCTCAGGGAGAGCCAGATCGGTAGCGAGTTAGAAACCACCACATCTGCAAGATCAATATCGTCAGGCGAGTCAACTATCTGTGACAGCATGTGTGGATAAATCGCATTCCCGGTGTAATGGTAAATATTGGCAGGTTCGTTCAGCCCAGAGCGCCGGGAAAACGCAAACTTAATGCCGTAAAACTCACCTATGTACAGTACCTCAGAACCGATATCGTTGAACGGGTCAATGTCAGACTGAGCAGTGAACGTGACCACATTTTTATCGTAGAGCTGCTCCTCATCCTGGATACTTTCCGTCGTTAAATGCAGGTAACCTTTGACGTCTTTATAGTCGGGTTCGCTATCTGGATCATCTGCAAGAATCGAAGCCTTAACCCAGAAAACGAACCCATCTAACGGCAGCACCTTGCGAACATATTTTGTGAAGGTCACTGAGGCCGAACGGCTTAAATCGTCCAACCCCTGAACCAGCGAAGCATTAAGCTCCGTTTTTGCCTGAGATAGCTCACTGAGGGAAGGCATTCAACACCCCGCTTACCCAGGCCCGCATAGAGGCCTGAAACATTCCCGTATCGATGAAAGAGGGGCGCGGCTCCCCTTTCTTGTTTTTGAAACGTTTGCTGATTCCTTCTAGCGCCCGGGCTGTTGGGACACCTTCGGTACCGTTCATTTCGGCGTTATCGAGAAAAGCGACAAAAAGGTGATGAACCTGCGACATTGATTCCGCAAAAGGATCGGAGGGAGGCGGCGCACCTGCCAGCAAGTTCTCAAGACCTGCAGCAAGGTCATTACTCATCAGTTGAGCAATCTCCTCACCATGCCGATCAAAGAACGTCTGCATGATGTGATATTTTCCCTCAAGAATTTCGGCCACATCTCCGGTGGTCGTATTCTCGTTTTCGTAGGGTATATCCATCACGCCCAGGTGAAGTTTCATGTAAGCCCCCACAAATCACCATATTGCTGAGCGATTGCCAGGTACCAGCGACCGTAGGGATCTTTGAGTTGTTGGAGGTCAGCAAGAGAAAGATTTTTTAGCGCGTCGCTGACTTCCCGGGTCTGGCTGGTTGACTCATCTGCGGAAGCACTGATAACACCGGCAGTGAAATTATTAATACCCAGTTTTTCACGTACAGGGCCGAAAACATCCTCGGGTCCGAAGTTAATCAGGAAGGAAGCCGCGAGGTTATAAACCGCCTGCGAATAAAGAACTGGGCTGATACACGCAATCTGGCGGTTCACCCAGTCCAGCGACATTGACCAGGTAAGGTAAATAGAGGGCGCATCATCGGGTAAATCATCGACATTTACGCCCATCGTATTGCGAATAAACAGGATAAATCCGGCCAGATCAGGCATGGCGTTCCTCACTTATTTTTCTTTTTGGATCCCGCATTCACCGCCAGTGTTTCGTCAACGAATTCGGTTTCATCTTTATCATCCGTAGCGTTCAGGCGTTGCTCTGCGCTCACCTCCAACTCTCCCCGATAGCCGTTGTCTTGTTCACTGAGCGCGCTGTCTGTTGCCAGTACTGACGCTTGCCGGCGGTCATGAGCAGCACGATTCAGGTGACCATCGTTATCCCGCATGGCTTTTTCGATCACTTTTGACGCCACGGGTTTATCAATGCTGTAACACAGCCCGATATAAATACGGTTCTGGTCAATTTTTGTTGCGTCAATCAGGCCGTACTCAGCGTGCTGCTGAATAATGAGGTCGATCTCTGCGCGTGTTCCGTCAATAACGACAGCCTGTGAACCAGCATTAATCGGGTGATACACGAGGCGACCTGTTTCAGGTTTGCGATAGGCGAAATCGTGACGCTGCTTGGTGGTATTGGCGATATACAGTTTCATGTGTACTCCTGGTTAAAAAAATCCCCGCGTACCACCAGGTACACAGGGAAATCTGCGAGGGGAAATTAATTGCTGTATTTCATCGAAATGATGGTCAGCGCCTCAGGACGAAGCACCCAGCCGGAAGTGGAGCGCAGTTCGGAAAGTACGTCGATCGCCCCGCCAGCAATCGGAGTTGGGATTTCTCGCGGTGCGGCCATGTCACACAGCATCAGTGATGTCGCTTCCAACGACGGGCTAAGTTTCGCGAATTCGTTAGTGTTGATTTTCGCGTTCACCTCCGGCCGTTCAACTTCTGGCATGGCGATAATGACTGCATCAGTACCATTTGCCCCAGCACCGATTAGTGTATCGTCATAAACCCAGTCAATGCCGCAGTCTGCATCGTCTGCAACACCAGCAACGGTCCCTTTAACTGTCGCAGTACCGCCGCCAGGACGCTGGTAACTGGTCAACTGAACAATCTGCTGCATCTCCATCGTACCCAGCGTACGCTGAGGGCCAAGAATAACCATTCGTGACGGACGGCCCATTTGCATAGTGCGGGTGCGGATTGCCTGAATCTGTGCCAGCAGGAATACAGCCATTTCGCCATGATCGTAAGTCAGGACGGTAGTATTTCCGCCACTGTCTGCCGGAAGACTGATAGTGGTCGCACCGTTGGTATTCAGAACACCTTCACCGCCAGCTGGATTCATGCCGTACAGCAGCGCATTTCGCAGTTGCTGGAAAATTGCCTGCCGGGTACCAAGACGCTGAGCTTCCGGCAATGCAATCCCCCAGTTCCCCGCAGCGGCCATATCATGATGATCGTAAATGGCTCGGGCGCGGAACATATACGTTGGCGTACTAACCATTCGTGCATCCAATGCAACGGAGGGTAACTGGTTGGCATTCCCTGACTGGCTGGAGGTAACCTGAGTACGAATATCCAGGCGTTTCATGTAAACGTACTGGTCACCGTCAGACAGACGAACCAGCGGGTTACCGCTGGCCATAACGGAAAACGCGCCGGATGCCTGCTGATAGGACAGGATCATTTCCGGCATGATGTACGACGGATTTACAATTTGATAAGCGGGTGTAATAGCTGGCATCTCTTAGCCTCTCCTGATTACAGCAGAATTACCGCAGCGTTTCCGCTGTCGTTCCAGGTAGCAAAACCCGTTGCCGAATCGTAAGAAACGGTTTTGCTGTTACCCATCTGCATTTCGATGATTTTTACCGGAAGGGCAACGTCCTGCACTTTTGCCGCGCCTACCGTTCCCTGAGTGGTTGCATTGCCCGCAGGTACTGAAACCGGGGTAAAGGTGAATGTGGTTGCCGTAGGAACACTGAGCACCTGAACGATGCCGTTATATGCAGCAGGAGCCGCGCCCGTAATATCCGCATAGCCGCCCACTTTCAGTCCATGAGCACTGGCTGTCGTCGCGGTAGCGAACCCTGCCGCATTGGCAGTGGGTGCAGTCCATGTGATTTCCGTAGTCGCCACATCTGCCGCTACTGTGCTGAATACATCGAGGCAATCCTCAGCAAAGTTCCAGACCAACGGCTGGTTAACGGAAATCCCCGCGCTGGCCAGAGAGATCACTGCATCAGAGGCTTTGACCGGAACACGCATCCCGGAACCAAGACGATAGAAAGACACGCTCATGTTGCTAAGAAAAAGAGGTACTGGCGATTGCGGAGTAGTCAGGCCATTGTGTGCCTGGTTGAATACAGAGAACCCCACCAGTTGTGAAAGAGTGGTAGCTCGTTTGATAACGCTGCCTCGTGGTGCTGAGGATGCTCCCGGCACCAGTTCATTGACAGCCAGACCGCCCCAGAGAGGTTTTACTTCATCGTTGGAGAGGGTACCGGACGCCAATGCATAGCGCGCAGCTGGATCATCCAGCGCAACCCCCTGAATGAGACCATCGGATTTCGTGTAGAAAGTACCGCGCGCATTTGTGGTCTGCATTGGGTTTACTGACAGAACGCTCGACATGTTAATTGTTCTCCGGTTGATTACTGGTTAATGCCAGCGAGCTTACGGCTGACTGCCTGGAACGGAGCCCACGTTGCGGACGGGTCACCGATAAAGGTGCTGATACGGCGTCCGGTGGCGTCGGTGCGAATGACTTCACGCAACCCTGCACCTGGTTCCAGACTGGATGCCGCTGATGCCTGCGCATCGGCATAGATTTTTTTCTCCGCGATGCTCAGGAGTTGACTGTCTGCAATGGCATGCAGATCCACTTCTTTATAATCAGGAGAATATTTTTGCAGACGTGTCATGATGCGGCGGCGATATGGCATCGCACGTTCACCCGCCATTGGTTGCGGCGCACGCTCCCCGAAAGAAGCGAATACACTGTCGGCTTTGCACTGGGTATCAGCGATTTCGTTACGTTCTTCGTCGCTGAGTTCCTGAGGTACACGGCTTTTCATTTCTTCCATGTCCGCACGGATTTTTTCCAGTTCAGCATCAGCTTTTGCCTTTTCTTCGGCTTCTGCATCTGCCTTGGCTTTCGCATCAGCGTCAGCTTTCGCTTTTTCTTCCTCTTCCTTGAGACGGGCAGCATCTTCATCAGCTTTCGCCTTTTCTGCTGCTTCGGCATCTGCTTTCGCTTTTTCCTCAGCATCGGCCTTTGCGCGGGCTTCGCGAGCGTCCAGCGCCTGGTTAATGAGTGCTAATACTTTTTCTTCATCCATTTTCTGGACCTCGTTCAAAAGTGTGTCGGATTTAACTCCCGTCGGTTCCCCCAGCTTGTCCCAGACGCCCTGCTCACAAATAGCTAGGTGATCTAGTAAAACAGGAGTTCCTTCCAGCAGTAGCGGTTCGCCATCGACGTCG